TGGCTCTACTGTGAACTCTGGCTTGTCTGCCATTGTTCCGTCTGGTTTGATGTAGTACCAGCCTTGACCTGCTCTGACGAATTCATTTGATACCATGTTACCGTCTTTGCTGTCGAGGTAGTACCATGTATCCTTATACTTGACCCAACCTGTCTTCATGGCACCTTCTACGTCGAAATAGTACCACTTCTCAGCAATTTTCTTCCAGCCTGTCGCCATTGCGCCTGATTGGTCAAAGTAGTACCAGTTGCCGTCTGAGTGCTTCTTCCAGCAGTCTGCAAGCATATAGCCTGAGCCGTCGAAGTAATACCAGGTGCCGTCAATTTTCTCAAACTTGTCTTTTGGATAAGAGCCGTCTGAGTGTACATACCAATAGCCTGTATCATTCTTCTGCCAGCCTGTTTCGGCGCCTAGGCCGTTCTCAATATCTCGCTTAAACTGTTCACGGCTAACGCCCCATTTCGCAAGATAAGGATACGGGTCAACGTGGTCGCTACTGTTATCCGGCTGGTTATTGGTACAGTATTCATGCGTTTTGATACCTGCCAAGTCGTCTGTATCAAGAGTTTTCGGCAAACCTGCTTCATCAGCTAGATTTCGAAGCAATTCGATATACAGACGGTAGTCCGTCATGAACTCTTCTTTAGTTGAATGGCTTTCAATCAATTCAACTGCTGCATAGGTCTCAGCATTCCAACCGCCCCCAACGTCCCACATTCCCTTGTTTACAGGACCTACCTGCATGACACGACCATTCCCAACGACATGAGAAAAGAACCCAAGTCCAGGGTCCTTTCTATAGTGGTAGTCCGCCTCATTTTGAGCAGTTGAGTTTCGGTTGCCTGTTGAGTGAGCGTGTACTTGACGGAAAGGCTCAAACCCAACAATCGGCAAGTCTGTACGTAGTCTGCTTGTATCGATATCCATACCTATTCCTCACTTGGTTTCTTGTATTCTAACGCTCGTGCACTGTCTGTGATTCCGCTTGTGGTTGGGTCATTGACCAAACCGATAGCAGTCAAGAACACGAATACCGCATTAACAAGCAGAATCAGCTTGTTGCCGATATCACCTAAATCCAGATGGTATCCAAAGACTGCTACACTTGCTTGCAAGACAAGCAAGAAGGCTGGAATGGCAGTCAGCCAAAAGTATTTATTTTGTAATCGTAGTTTCCAGTTAATCATATTTTTATCCTCCTATAGTTGGTAATGTTGTTGGCCACTCATCTTCTGTTAAATAAGAAAATGGGTTGACGTGATTGTCTGCTACACTTAAGCTACTAGTTGCAATCAGTAACTCCAATCCAGTTTTTAAATTATCACTATTATACAAGAAGCGAAGAATCACAGCTCCCGTTCCTTGTACATCTTCTGAATTTTCAGCTGCATATACTTCACTATAAACATCTATAGTTTTGTTAAATATAGTCTGAAGTATATCATCAACAGGTTGGAAACCTTGAATAGATAGGGTATCCGCCCAACTAACACCTCCAATATCTAATATTAAATTAACTTCAGGAGTCGTAACACTATCACTAATTTTAGGTTCGAATTTAACATGCACAACATCATTTTTACGTCTAAAATACATCCTGTTTGTATTATCGCCCTTATCTTGTTTCCAACCTAACACCCAACCAGTGTCACCTTCAACAACTTTCCAACCAGTATTCCCATCATCAGTGGTCTTAATCCATTTTAAAGCTCCGTTAGTTTTGGCGGTGTCGATGTAAGTCGATCCTATTTCAGCGCTTATCCGCCCTTCTGGTGAGCCAGTGCCACGGATTTCATGCCCTACATTGTCTGGCAGGGGTAGGGTGACATGATTGCCTCCGACAATGCCGAGGGTAATTCCTGTCAGTGTCAGCCTTGGTTCAGGCTTTTGGCTCAGCTCCTTGACATCACGCCCAACTGTTTGGGCAAATTCCTCTAAATTACTCATACCACTCACGCTTTCGCTGCGTTATAGATTGCGACCAAGTCAACATTGGCAATCTGGTCTACACGTCCGCCAACTTCGGTAATTTTTCCAAGGAGTGCGCCGTTTTCGTCTTGCCCCATGCTCGTGATTTTTTCTGCGATTTCTTT